ACGAAAAAGCCCCGAAGCGGAGTACGCTCGGGGCTTGGAAGCGGAGTTGGTGGGATTCGAATGAGCATATATGTCGACATAGCTGCACTTCCGCCATGCTCGAAACGACACTCGCAAACTGCCCCCCTAGAGAACCTGTCGCACGTTTCGGCCCACAGTGCGCTCTCTGGGACGGGACGCGGTTTGACCGCTCCAAAACCGTTCGACTTTCCGCGAGGAACTCGCCCATTCCACGAAAAACCCCGAAGCGGAGTACGCTCGGGGCTTGGAAGCGGAGAGGGAAGCGGTATAGGGCAGTTCGTATCTTTGGCCGAGATTGGCCTGTTGGCACGAATTGGCACGAATTGGCATGTTTTGGCGTCGGATTTGTCGGGGATTGGCCTTTGTGGTGGCGGCATAAACGTCTGTCAGGCATAGTGTTACGCTATGACGTGTCAAGACAGTCCGACATCGTCAACATCGAGGATTGTCCTGCCTCCTGTCTCACGGTTGGGACGCTCGACACGGAGCGTGTAAGCCACTTACGTGTGTCAAGTGCCACTCGAGAGACATGCTGGCAAATCACTGGTCGCTTGACGCCGTGGTTACTCTTTGGTAGTCTTCTTGCTATGCCGGGCCGCACTTCAAGCGCGGCTCACTGGTCTGGACGAGGGTGGAATGCCCAATACCAGACGCCCGGTGGAATGCCGGCGACGCGGTAGGGCGGAAGCGGAAAGCTTCTGCTGGCAAGGCTCTGGCGGAATGCCGTCGCCGATGCCAACGAGCGTGTCCATCGATCTCAAATTCATCCATCACTGATCGATTCGTCGTGCGGACTGTCGCATGGTGTGGCGTGGGCGTGCTCCACGGTCACTTCATGCATCGCGTGGCCGCTTCGTGCGTGCCCTTCGGCGTGCACGGGGTTGCTGCGACCGCATGACGAGATGCGTGTGAGGTTGCTCGCGGGAGGCGTTCTCCTGCTGGGTGCTCAGCGCATTGGATGCGTCGTCACGAGACGTGTCGCGCACGAGCGATCAGTGACAAGTTCCGGCAAACGGCTGCTCATCCAGCCAGGAGACATGTCATGCCTAGAGATCGCTCCAAGAACCCTGCACGCTCGCAGGCCGAGCAGCAAGCCAGCTCGATGCAGCTGCGTCGAGTTGCCATCGCGGCGCTCAAGCCCGCGCCGTACAACCCTCGTATTGATCTCACGCCCGGTCACCCCACATTCGAGAAACTCCTGCGCAGCATCGACACCTTCGGCACCGTCGAGCCGATCGTGTGGAACCGCCGCACGGGCCATGTCGTTGGTGGCCACCAGCGGCTCAGTGTGCTCAAGCACCTCGGCCACACACACGTCGATGTTGTGGTCGTTGATCTCGATCTCCCGCAGGAGAAAGCACTCAACCTCGCGCTCAACCGCATCGTGGGCGAGTGGGACGAGGGCAAGCTGGCGGATCTGCTGAAGGACCTGATCGCCGATCCAACACTTGATATCTGCCTCACCGGTTTCGACAGCGCCGAGATCGACCATGTGCTCGCGAACGTCACGACGACGGAGGGCCTGACCAACGACGACGCCGCGTTCGATGTCGCCGCCAACTTGCAGACTGCCAAGCCCGCCGTGACCAAGCCGGGGGAAGTGATCCTCTTGGGTAACCACCGGCTGCTCTGCGGCGACTGCACGAACGTGGCTGATGTACAGCGTGTCATGGATGGGCAGCGAGCGGTGCTGTTTGCGACCGACCCGCCGTATTTGGTTGACTACGACGGCACGAATCACCCCGGCACCAATCAACGAGTCGCGAGGGCCCCTAAGCATGGGTCCAAGACTGCGCAAAGCGGCGGCGTAGTCCCATCTCGCGCCGCATTGCCGTCTATGCGTGAGGCGAGCACTGTAAAGCCCCGAAGCCGTCCGACGAAGAACAAGGACTGGTCCGGCACTTACGGCGTGACCTGGGACGACGCCGATGCCAACTGCGATCTCTACGACAAGTTCATTGAAGCTGCCATCGAGCACGCCATTGAGCACAATGCCGCATGGTACTGCTGGCATGCCAGCAAGCGGCAGGCGATGCTGGAGGCGATCTGGCTGAAACATGGCGCCTTCGTTCACTGCCAGATCATCTGGGCCAAGAACCGACCGGTCCTGACTCGCACGTGGTACGCGTGGCAGCATGAGCCTGGTCTCATGGGGTGGATCCAAGGCAACAAGCCCCTCCGCGCCGAGCGGAATGTGCTCAGCACCGTGTGGCACATCGACACGATCCCCAACGGCGCGGAGCGGCCCGACCACCCCACGCCCAAGCCTCTTGAGGTGTTCGAGATCCCCATGCGTCAGCACACACGGGGTGGAGGTGGAGGGAGGAACGGAGACATCTGCTACGAGCCCTTCGCAGGCAGCGGCACACAGATCATCGCCGCCGAGAAGCTGGGGCGGCGCTGCTTCGCGATCGAAATCAGCCCGCACTACTGCGATGTCATCGTCCGGCGCTGGATCCACGCGGTCGGACCGGCCAAGGCGCCGCGCGACCTCGTGAAGCGTTACGCGATCAATCCACCTCAACCGGCCGTGAAGTCGCCCGCGCGGAAGGTGGTGTCACCATGAGCCGCCCGCGACGGCGCACTCCACCCGCCGATACCTCGCCCGCCCATTCCTCACCCTCAGGGGCGCACAACCCCCATGCCGATGCGGTGGGGGGTCGGGGTGGCGGTGGGGGTGGGGGGATGGAGCGCTCTCTCGAGCTGCTCGCCAAGGTCCGCGCGGGCACGCTCTCGGGCAAAATGCTCGGTGCGACGGAGCGTCAGTCGCTCGTCGCGTTGCTCGCCGCCGATGGGCTCTCAGGACCCGAGATCGCCCAGATCCTGCACGTGTCGGACCGCACGGTCGAGCGTGATCGCCGCGACATCCGTTATCGCCATGCCCTGCCGCGTGATCCCAAGCTGGTCGAGCAGATGGCCGGACGCCTCCTCGCGGAGGCGGAGCTCTCGATCCAGCGCATCCGCCGGACCGCCCGGGAGCGTGAGGTCGACCCCACCGTCAAGATCGATGCCGAGCACCGCTGCTTCCAGATCGTGGACTCGGCCGTCGAACGGCTGCAGAAGCTGGGATATCTCCCCACGGCTGCCACGCGCGTGCAGGCCGAACTCACGCACCACGCGGCGGAACTGCCCAGCAGCGACGAACTGGAGGGTCAGCTTGCTGGGCTGCGTGAGCTGGTGTCGTCGGAGGGCCAAGCCGATCCCGCGCTGCTCGAGTCGATCGGCAACATGTCGAGCGCGTTGGCAAGGGCACGCGTGGCGACAGAGATCAAGCACGTCCAGAACACGGCCAAGCCGGAATGAGTGACCGTCCTGCACCTTCTTCGTCCCGCATCTTCTTCGAGGTTCCCATGCAGATCGCCCCCGAGTACATACCAGCCCTCCAGCGAGAGATGTCCCTCCAACGCCGACGGTTCGCGTCAACGTCGCCACAACTCTTCGCCCGCCTCTACCTCGGCAGCGCCTTCAGCGCCCCGCCGTCACGCATGCACACCGAGATCTTTACGTGCTTGCAGTCCCTCCACCAACGCCGCGGCACTCATGTCGCCATCGCCGCGCCGCGGGGGCACGCCAAGAGCACCGTCGTGACGCTCGCGTATGTGCTCTGGTCTCTGCTCTACGGGGTCGAGCCGTTCGTGGTCATCGCGTCCGGCACCGAGCAGCAGGCGGCGCGGCTGGTGGAGCACGTCCGTGTCCATCTGGAATCCAACCCCCTCCTGCGTCAGGACTTCCCGGAACTGGCCGAGATCCGCCACATCGCGCCCTGGCGGAAGAACACGCTCAGGCTTCCCACGGGTAGCCTGCTCATGGCCTTCTCCTCGGGCCAGAACCTCCGCGGCATCCGCTTCGGCAAGCACCGTCCCACGCTCATCGTCGTTGACGACATCGAGGACAAGCAGAACGTGGTCTACGAGGAGCAGCGCGCCAAGCTCAGCGACTGGTTCCACAGCACGCTGCTCAAGGCTGGCTCGCCCGATACCAACGTCATCGTCGTTGGCACCCTGCTGCACCACGACTCATTGCTCGCCAATCTGCTTGACGGCAGCAAATGCCCAGGGTGGCGCACGTTCCGGTACCAGGCGGTCGAGCGATTCTGCGATAATTCCGGGTTGTGGGACCGGTACAGCGCAATCACGTCTGGACAAGAGCCGTATCCAGCCCCGCCCGCTGTGGGCGGTGAGTGGGGTGAGAGGGGTGCCCGGGCATTCCTTGAGGACCATCGAGAGCGAATGGCCGAGGGCGCTCTGGTGCTCTGGCCGCAGCAGTACGACTACCACTACCTGATGCACGTGCGCCTGCGTGAGGGCGAGGCCGCGTTCCAGGCCGAGTTACAGAACGAGCCGCTGGACCCGCAGGCCTGTGTCTTCGCACACGCGAAGCTGCGCTACTGGGACGACATCGCGGCAACGCCCGAGGACCTGCTCATCAAGCTCGGTCATGGCAACGGCCGGACCTGCGGCCAGTTCTTTGGTGCCTGCGACCCCAGCCTCGGCAATGATCCGCACCGGGGTGACTACAGCGCCATCGTCGTTCTGTACTCACCCGAGAGCGAGGATGATGGGCGCAAGACCAAGTACGTGATCGTGGCGGATATCGCGCGCCGCACACCCGACGAGACCATCGCCCGCATCGTGCAGTACGCCCGCATCTACAACTTCCGCCGCTTCGGCGTAGAGGGGAATCAGTTCCAGGAGCTCATGGTGAAGGACCTTGAGCGCCGCGCGCACCAGGCGAACACGCCGATCTATGTCGAGAACATCAAGAACCGAGCCAACAAGCAGCAACGCATCATGGCCATCGACGCCGAGGTGAGCCAGGGCATGATCGCTTTCAGCAAGCGGCACTCGCTGCTTTTGGAGCAGCTGCGCTCGTTCCCGGGTGGCAAGCACGTCGACGGCCCCGATGCCCTGGAAATGGCGGTCACGATGGCGAACAAGCCAAGCAGCGGTGGGATGATCTACTTCTAGCATGAGCACAGTGGTCTCGACAGGCGAGGCCGCAGGGTCATGCCCTGCCCACGTACCCGGCCTCAGATGTGGGCAACCAGTGGGCAATCCACAGAGAGACGCCCCTGTGGCTCCACATGGCCGATCGCGACGCGTGGATGCCGCGTTCGGCTCGGAATCTGCGGAGATTGCTGCGAACCCGCCTTGCCTGTCGCCCATGCTCCGGCCCTCATGGTCGTGGCCTCGCTGTCATTCGACGCCGCCCGCGTGGGGCGGTTCGCGTGCCTGCGAGCGCCAAGGAGCACGATCATGTCCAAGGCCAAAACCGCACCCGTCGTCGACCAGCCCGCCACCCCGACACCCCGCCCTCGGCGGAAGGCGCGCGTCGAGGTGCCCGCTGCCAAGCAGCGCAAGCCAGCGCGAACCACCCCTGCACCGGCTTCGGACACACCGAGTGAGCCGAAGGCCGTCGTTCGCGTCCGCGGCACCTCGTCCAAAGGTCTGAGCGCTCTCGATGCCGCGGCCCAGGTTCTCGCCGGGCTTACCGGCAAAGTAGCCGCTGACGGCCTCTCGGCGGCCGATCTCATCGAGCGCATGGCGACCGCCAAGCTCTGGATCAGCCCGGGCGGCAAGACGCCCTCCGCGACGCTCTCCTCCGCCATAGCCCGGGAGATCGCGGTCAAGGGGACGGCTTCCCGGTTCCGGAAGGCAGGTCCGGGCCGCTTCGCGTCGAACACAACGCCTGTGGCACGAGCCGCAAAGCCCCGTGATCCCGCGAAGCGCAAGGCCGCGGCCAAGTCGGAGATTGGTCGATGAGCGCGCCCATTGACCTGAGCGCGCTGCCGCGTCTGTCACTCAAGGAGTTGCGTCAACTCTGGAGTGAGCACATCGGTCGATCAAAGCCGCCGGTCCAGAAGCGACTCCTGATCCGGGAACTGGCGTGGCGTGTCCAAGAGCGGGTCCACGGCGGCCTTGATGCCGAAACCGCGCGACTGCTCAAGTCCGCGATCCGCAACGCTCGCCAGACCACACAGAACAGGGATTCAAGCAAGCAACCCGGGCGCTCGCGCCCACGATCGGTTGCAACCAACGCTCGCGGGCCGCGAGTCGCGAGTGGCCTCCCGCCCGGCACACGCCTCGTTCGCGAGTGGCGCGGCAAGACCCATGAGGTCACCGTGCTCGAAGCCGAAACTCGGGACAGAACAGGAGGCAAGGTGGGCCGATCGTTCCGTTACCGCGATCAGACGTTCAAGACTCTGACCGAGGTGGCCAAGGCGATCACGGGCATCCATTGGTCGGGGCCGCGCTTCTTCGGGCTCGTTCCCCGCAACGGCCGGAGACCTGAATCACCATGACCTCGCGAGCCCCCACCCCCCACCCCCCCACACCATGCCAACCCCCCACACGAACCCTACCCGCCACAATACCCCCACCCCCACAACCTCCACAGCCCTCCGCTGCGCCATCTACACACGCAAGTCGAGCGAGGAGGGGCTCGACATGGCCTTCAACTCCCTCGACGCGCAGCGCGAGGCGGGCTTGGACTACATCAAGAGCCAGCGCAGCCACGGCTGGGTCGCCATCGACACCCTCTACGACGACGGCGGCTTCTCCGGTGGCAACACCGAACGCCCCGGCCTCAAGCGTCTCCTTGCCGACATCCGCGCCCAGCGCGTCGACATCGTGGTCGTTTACAAGGTGGACCGCCTCTCGCGCTCCCTCACCGACTTCGCGCGGCTCATGCAACTCTTCGACGACCACCGCGTCTCGTTCGTCTCGGTGACCCAGCAGTTCAACACCACCACCTCGATGGGGCGCTTGACGCTCAACATGCTCCTCTCCTTCGCCCAGTTCGAGCGCGAGGTCGCGGGGGAGCGCATCCGCGACAAGATCGCCGCCACCTTCCGTCGCGGTGTGTTCGTGACCGGTCAGCCCCCCCTCGGCTACCGGCGGCCTCTCGAGGGGGAGCACGGTTTCGTGGAGCGCAAGCTGCTGATCGTGCCTGAAGAAGCCGAGCTCGTGCGCATGGTCTACACCGGGTACCTGGAACTCCGCTCGCTGGTCGCGCTGGCCGCCCGACTCAACGCGGCGGGTCATCGCACCAAGGCCTGGACCAGTCGTCGTGGCAACTCTCGGGGTGGCAAGCCGTTCTCCACCTCGCTTTTGCACCGCATCCTCACCAACCCGATCTACATCGGCAAGATCGCTCATACGCGTCGGGTCATCTCCAGCGTGCCGGGTGCTCGTCGACCCGAACCCGTGACCGAAGTCCATGACGGCTTGCACGATCCGATCATCTCGCGCGAGGTGTGGGACAAGGTCCACGAGATGATGGCGGTCGCCCATCGCGACACGGCGACCCGCTGGACACACACGCATCTCCTCAAGGGCAAGCTGCGGACCTTTGAAGGTCACACGATGTCGCCGAGTTCGACGCAGCCCAAGAGGGACGACGAGGCCAAGGAACCCAACCGCCGAATCGTCCGCTACTACGTCAGCCAGAAGGCCGTCAAGCACGGGTACGCCGCCTGTCCGATCAAGTCACTCAACGCCAATGTCATCGACGATCTCGTCCGGGCGCTCGTGGTCGATCATCTCGCCCGAGCCACCTCCAACCAGGTCAACCTCCGTCCACACGAGCCCTCGCTACGCGACCACTGGCTCCGTGAGCTCATCGCTCGCGTCGTTGTTGCGCTCGATCGGATCACCATCGACCTTGTCGACGAGCGCGTTGTGGCCTGCGCCGAAGCCGTGAAGGCCATCTCCCTCCCGAAGCCAGCCATGAAGGACGCGGCAGCCTGCACACTGCCAACGTCTCCATTCCAGCCGTCGGTAAGCACGCAAGACGGCCACACCACGCTCACGCTCGCCATACTGATCAAGCGCCTCGACGGACGCCGGTTGCTCCTCTCGCCAGACGGCCATGATCTCCTTCTGT